GGCCTGAGCGACACGTTCGCTCCCTCGAGTACAGACTGTGACTAAGCGATCCGACAGACTTAGGAAAGCTACGCCACAAGCATCTGCCACAATCCGCTGATGGCCGGACCGAGAGATCTCTTCCTGCGAACCGGAAGCAACGCCTAGATATGGGTCCATCTCTACATGAATTATGCCAAGATAGCGGGCACCTACTTTGACCGTATTGCTTAAGTGTTCATCGCAATGGACTTTGACGATCGACGTCATTACTATAAGCGATTCTCAGGCCTGTGTCACGCCTACCGAAGTAGTAAGAACAGAGCGCTCCGCGCCAGTAAGGCTGCCTTCATGAAGAGATTCTTTGAAGTAGAAGATAGCGTGGTCGGCGAAGCTTAAATAGACGCTGATTTGACACTTGAACAGACCATTAAAGCAGTCAGCAATGCCATGAGCCACAAGACTGATGCTGAGACCTTGTATGCTAACCTGTGTAGTGAGCATGAAATGAGTGGAGAACAGGATATGAGCACCCCGTCAGGGCTAATCGAGGAAGTTCGCCGTGTTTTGAAACTGATCCGCCGACGCACTAAAACGCACAAGCCTGTGCTACGCCACTACTTTGTGCGGCCTTTGCTAATCGATGGAGACGTTGAGTCAAACCCTGGACCCGTCGCTACCGAGGAGCTCAAACCACGTACGCGCCGGGGGGGATTACACACAAAATACAGAGTTCTGCTCACAACCATCTTCTTAGCCCTAATATCCTTCATGACGTCCACACCCACCTCTGCCGAAAGCGACCGCACTGCCGGAAACCGGTACTTCTATCTCTCAGGGGGAACCCTGCCTGAACCGGATGAACCAGACCAACAGTCGCTTGACGCCCTCGCCGAACGAAACACCAGCCTACCATAGATATCGGATGTCTATGGCAGCGACAACACCTCTCTACTCAACTCCGACTTCATCAACGCGACGATGTGGTAGGAGCTGAAAGATAAGCATCCGAGCCTTAAGATGGCCCTAGAGGCTCTCGTGAAGGCCTACAACGCGGGCAGTATCGATGCAGCAGCTGCATTGAAACTAGCCAAGACCCCAGGATACTCGATGAAATTGGTATGGCCAGTCCAGCCCAAGATCGATGCATATTCTGGCGCCGATCGAAGTTCCATGTACGATCTCCTCACCCGGAACGGATCTCTCTTCTGGTACGCTGCGTGCCCTTTTCTAAACGTGCCTGCTCGGTACAACGCTCTTATGGGCCCAGGATCACAGCTGTCCATTGTTTTGATCAACTTTGGAATAGGCGTGAACATCGAAGGCTATAACGAGCTTCGCGATGAAGAAAAACGAGGAGCACAAGAACGTGTCCAACCTTTCAACGCCTACAACCAAAAAGTGGGCTATAACTTCCTCTCTCGAGGACGCAAG